CGCTCTACTGGGCCGACTGTGTAGCCGTCCGGTATAACTGCCAAAACTGAAATGATGAGCTGCTCGAGATTATCGAGAGAAGCAGGATTAGAAAGATAGGCGACTCCACAAGTAATGGTCATATTGATTTTGGCGTGAATTGTTGAGTCATTGATTGTGTTGAGTTCTAGGTAAGGCGAATCTGGGACAAGAATAACCGCTGGCACTTGAACCGCCTCTGGAACGTAGGCATAAACGTTCGCAGATACCGACCCGAGTGCGGTGGCCAGCGGTGTCCGGATAGACGAAAGAATAGTGCTAGGCATTAGCCCACCATCGCATCGACGTCGAGGTAGGGGCCGAGAAGACCAGTTACTTTGGCGAGAAGATTCTTAGATAGGCGGTAAGGCGTTACTGCAAAATCGATTCCTTCTATTGATCCACCAGCGGCAGTTCGGGCTTGGAAGATTTCGACAGAGATAGCCAAAACTGCAGCCTCGACGTTAGCATTTCCGACATAGGTTGTTGCGCCAGAGAGCGCAGCGTTTCCGGCTGGGATAATGTTTTTTGCCAATATATCTGCATTGGTGATGGCGACTGTAAAGACATAAGGTGTAATTTCGTCTGCTGTAACTGTGTGAGTACCATTGAAAGGCGCACCGCATCCAGTTATAACAACGGATTGGCCCTCAGTAAATTCGTGAATCGTTGCGGTTTCAAAGTAAGCAACGTTATTTTCTAATGAAACTTTATTGACTCTGCTCTGGAAAGTGACGAGCATTGGGAGAACAAGGTTCTCGCTCGCATCCACAATATCGGTGAGATAAGCATCTGAATAAAGGGATGACGAGACGCCAAGGATTGTACGCAGTTCGGAAACTGTAACTATCGAAGGCATCTCGCCGTCCTTTCGTTCTAGGGGTCTAAGCCAGCTCGGGAGCGGACTGGCTCAGACTATTGAGTTTTGTTACGCGACCATCCACTTGTAAGCGCCAGCTGCAACCTTAGTTGCAAGCGCTCCGTAGCCATAGTAAGCCACTTCGATCTGGCCGTTGAGAGCTACGTTTGTTTGTAGGCGGAAACGTGAAGATTCATACCAAGTGTATGCATCTGGGTTGATGATGATGATTGAGTTATCACCAGTTGGAGCCGCTGTTGCGAGATTACGAGCAACGCGTAGGTTGAGACCTAATACGTTTCCGCGAACTGCGCCACCAGAAAGATTGCCACCTTGATTGGATGGGCCAATGAGGTTCTGGTAAATCGGACGACCAGCATCAGCGAGGTTCATAATGTTGCCCCATTGTTCTGGGCTAACGAGGATGTTTGTTGCAGTTCCAAGAGTTCCCTTATAAACGGATACGGAAGCATCTGATACGAAATCGAGGAATCCTGCAGCATCGAGTGTGCGGTTTCCGCCGTCAGTTCCGCCAGCGACAAGGCCAGCGATAACTGCTACGTCAGTTGCCTTTGCGTATGCGTATTCCATTTGACGAACGAGTTCATCAAAGAACGCAGGTGAGGAACGATCAAGAAGTTCTACGGAGAAGGTCTGGCCTCCAGCGTACTTCTTTACAGAGACAGAGAGGAACTCATTTGTCATTCCTGTCTCATCGATTGCAGCGGCTTCTGCTTCTTCGCCGACTGTTGGAACTGCTGTGAGCTTAGGAATTTCGAAGCTCATACCGGCATCTGGTAGAACGCCGCTGGAAACTGAATCAACTGCTGGACGATCAGCATTTGAAAGTGGGTTGATGATTTCAGTTAGTTGGCGAGTTGGGATGAGACCAGCGTTGTTGCTTGTGGTGTCATCTGCAGCCATAACGTACTGACGTGCAACGTCATCTCCGAGCTTTGCGCGAACGCTGTTCTCGAGATACTTAGCCTTGGTAAATTCAAGGCGAGGGGTTGTGTAGAAAGCTGGGCGTGAAGCCGAGACAGTTTCTACTTTAGCTGCTTCTACCGCTTCTTCTACGGCAGGAGCAGGAGCGGTAGTGTCTGACACTTGTTCTCCTTCGGTTGGGGTTTCTACTTCAGCGGTTGCCGGAGCAGAATCTTCTTTAGGTGCTTCATTTTCGGAAGCGGCGACTTCGCTAACGCGAGCCGAATCGATTGCTGGATCTGTAACGAGTGAAACCTCATCAAGAGTTGCGGAAGTAATTTGCATAACGCCTTTGACGTTAGTCCATTCGTTGATTTGTGCGCCAACGCTAAAGCCGTCTCTCAATCCGGTAGCGGCCTCTTCAAGGGCATCATCCGCAGCAAAAGTTTTGGCTAAAACGAACGTAGCTTCGATTCCCATATCTGTTTTTTTGAACTCTGCAAGTTTTCCTATGGGTCTTGTTCTGTCGTGCTCGAGTAACAATTTTACTGGCTTCATTTCGATTGAATCGTTGGCGAACACAGTTGGGCCAACAGAAGTGTTGCCTTGCTCGTTCCAAGTCACAATAGTTCCGCTAATTGTGCGCTTTACAGTATCGGCCGCAGTAACGACCATAGGCATACTAATTTTCATTTGGTATTAGGTCTTCCTCTCGTTGAATCTGCTCAACGCTCATCGCGCCGATTCGGTTCAGGATTTCATAAACCTGAGCGCGTTCTAACGCGTTACCGCGAAGGAAATCGTCAAGTGCGAAGCGAGTCATTACTGGATTCGGTACAAAATCCGGCAATGAGAGTCTTTCTTCAATCGCCTTCAAAATTGGGCGAAGGGAGAAATCAACAAGTGAGCGCCGCTCTGATACTGCGTTCGAATAAGTCATAGAAGTAGTTTCGGCGCTCAAAAAGTAAGCTGGAATTCCACAGGCGCGGGAAAGCTCTAGCGCCACATACTGACGAGCTTCCGCAAGTTGTAACGATTTCGGATCATAACCAAATTCTTTCAAATCAACGTCAGCATTGAGGAAAGCCGTCGAACGAGTTTGTCGAGCAGTTCTCCAAGCGGCGAGAAGTGATGAAACTCTTTCGGCGGTTAGGTTTGTGCCATTGGATTTCAAAATCATTGAAGGCGCTGGCTCTTTTGCGTAATTGACAGCCGCGTTTTCGAGATAAACAGCCGCGCTAATTGTTTTGCCAGCTCTATGAAGTAATCCCTCATCTGGGCCATCGAAACGAATGATGGAACCGACGCCAGAAATCGGAACTGCTTTACCATCTACCGAATATCCCGTTACTTCTGTGCTATTCGAGTTGGTAGTAACTGTGACTCGGTCTGGAGCAACGCGAGTCCAAGCTCTAACGCGTCCGCCATCGGTTGAGGAATACATTTCGAGAACTTGACCATAACCGACGCCATAAAGCCAAATATCTTCAGCAAGCCAGTTATAGATAACAAATCCAGCTACGCGAGGGTCAGGCTGATTGATAACGCGGTGAGGATCGACATATTGACCGGTGATGCGGTTGAAAGTTGTGAGAGGTAATGAGCCGATAGTTCCGCAGATAATATTTCTAGCGCGAGCGACGGAAGGAACGCTCATCGCAAGAGCTCTTGTCGTATTTGTGGCTCCGCCGAGGATATTGTAAATCTGATCCTGAATCTGAACCGGAGTTAGCGCGGCAGTTACATCAACTGTTTTCGCCGCTTTTACTTCTGGAAAGAAGAAATCTCTAAATGCGCCCATTTGACTAATATTGTAAGGCGAGTGTGTTACATAATCACAATATCGACGCCATCATTGGACTTAGTGGCGAAGTGAGTCGCCATCGCCGAAGCAATAGCTCCACAGATGACCGCGTTACTAACTTTCCGACCCATTACCCAACCGCCATCACCGAATGGTAGTTTGACGGCGGAGAGGCATTGTTTGGTCAGCTCGTCCTGTCCCGAGTGGGCTAACCGCTGAGATGAAATAGCACCTAGGAGTTCGTCACAGCTTTGCGCGTAATCTAGACCATCGATGGGCTCAGTCCTAATTCCAGCCGGAGCCAATCTAGCCGCGACCGCTGACGCTGTTCGGGCTGAGTAAGCCACAAGTTGGACTGGGTACTTTCTGAACCATTCGGCTAGGTCGTTAGCCAAGGCTTTATCGTCCAAGTTCTGAGGATTGTGCCAA